CTTATTATTTTGATTTAGTTGGAAACGATATCATACTTTACGTTAATTCACCAGATTATGCCCTATCAGGTTATTTTAATGAAAACTATACTTCAAACACTACAATTAACGTAAAAGGTATTGTTAATTTAATCTCAATTTAACCTGAGATAAATATAAGAAAATAGGAAATTTATGGTAAATTCTAGACAAAGCTTAATTGATTACTGCTTAAGAAAGTTAGGACATCCCGTTATAGAAATAAACGTAGATGATGACCAGGTAGAAGATCGTATAGATGAAGCATTTCAATTCTATAGAGAGTTTCATTTTGACGCAATTGAAACGGTTTATTTAAGTGAAAAGGTAACGGCCTCACTTATTCAAATTGCTGGTATAAATGCTGCCTCTTTTGCAAACGGTGAAACTATAACCGGTGCTACTTCAGGAGCTACAGCAACTAAATTCTCTAACGTTTCTTCCAATCGCATGAATGTATATAATGTTACCGGTACTTTTTCCGCTGGGGAAACATTTACAGGCGCAACATCTGGAACGTCGGCTGTGCTGTCTTCTATTACATTAGGTAATTTTGATAATCGGTATTTTGGACTTTCTGATGCGGTTACCGGTATTGTACGGGTACTTCCGTTTACAAACAAAACCAACGGCATGAGTATGTTTGATGTTAGATATCAAATTCTGCTTAATGATTTATACTCTTTACAATCAACTGACATAATTTATTATAGTCAAATAAAAACTCAACTAGAACTTTTTAATCAACTTTTAGTTGGTCAAAAACCGGTTAGATTTAATCGCCATCAAAACCGCGTTTATATTGATATGGATTGGAAGCAAGATGTTACTATTGGTGACTATATTGTATTCGAAGCATTTAGAATTCTAGATCCAGATACTTTTACTGACGTATATAACGACATGTTTCTTAAGGAATATGCTACAGCAATAATAAAACGTCAATGGGGATCCAACTTAAAGAAATTTGAAGGTGTACAAATGCCTGGAGGTGTTACACTTAACGGGCAGAAAATATACGATGAAGCAGTTGAGGAGATAGAAAAACTAAGGGAAGATGTTAAGCAAACTTATCAATTGCCGGTTGATTTCTTTACCGGGTAATTCTCAACCGCCAACACATCAATTTTACATGCAAGTCAATATAAAATCCACGGGAATTTACCAAAATGGCAGTTAATCACTATTTTCAAGCCGGTATTCCTGGAGGTCGCGCAAGTGAACAGCTTGTGGTGGAAGATTTAATTATAGAATGTTTAAAAATTTATGGGTTTGATGTATACTACATGCCCCGTACTACAGTATATGAAGATAATATACTTAATGAAGATGCTTTAAATAAATTTGATAATGCCTACATGCTTGAAATGTACATGCAAAATGTAGAAGGGTTTGAGGGTGAGGGGGAGCTGTTAAGTAAATTTGGTGTTGAGTTAAGACAACAGGCAACTTTTTTAGTAGCTAGAAGAAGATGGTTTGATGTAGTTGGTACATCCGGTGAGGCCCAGCTTACTACAAGACCTACTGAAGGTGATTTAATATATTTTCCTTTAACTAAATCTTACTTTGAAGTAAGAAAGGTAAATGCCTTAAATCCGTTCTTTCAAGTTGGAAAACTTTATGTCTTTCAATTAGAGTGCGAATTGTTCCAGTACAGCTCAGAAGCTATTAGTACTGGTGTAGATGAAGTAGATAATGTAGTAGCTGATAAAACCATGGATATATTTGGTTATCAACTATTAATGGAAGATGGAATGAAATTACTATTAGAATATGATGTAGAATCTACAATTATTTTAGAAGAATATGATTATGTAACGCAAGAACCTTTAGCACAAAATGAAAAATTTGAAAGAGAAATAAACGTTCTTGACTTCACAGATCGAAACCCATTTGGGGAAGTGTATAATTTATAATGTTAAATCAAAAATTTTATCACGGAACAATTAGAAAAGCCGTTGTAGCTTTTGGAAATCTATTTAACAACATAATGTTAGATAGAAGAGATTCCAATGGTAATGTGGTTCAAACGCTTAAAGTACCACTTTCATATGCTCCAAGGCAAAAATTTCTAGCTATAATTGCTGCTCAGCCTGTAGCGGAGACTCAATCCGTACAAACTTTAATACCGAGAATGGCTTTTGAGATGGCAGGTATTGCTTACGACCCAAATCGAAGAGTAAGCCTTGTACAACAAAATCGGGCAGTTAACTCTACAAGCGATTCTTTAAATTCTCAATACGCTCCAACCCCCTATAATATTAACATACAGCTTTATATCTATGTAAAAAATCAAGATGATGGTTTGCAAATTGTAGAACAAATACTACCTTATTTTAATCCTGATTTTAACCTTTCTATTAATGCCATTCCATCTTTAGGAATTAAAAATGATTTAGCTATAATTTTAGATAGTGTAACCTATGAAGATGACTACGAAGGAAATTTTGAAAATAGAAGAGCTATAATTTGGACATTATCTTTTACTCTTAAACTTAATTTCTTTGGTCCAATAACTAGACAGGGTATTATAAAAAATGTTAACGTAGACTTTTTTAATAATGCCAACCTCTCACAAAAAATCCAAACCTATAACGTTTCGGTTGATCCAACATCAGCAAAACCTGGGGATACTATTACTTTTGTAGAAACTTTTGAAGACTTCTAATGAAAACTGATATTAAATTAAACGATATTTTTAATGTAGAAGTAACTCAGGAAAAAATAATGCCTACGGTTACACCTGAACCAATTGTAGTAGAATATAAAGAAAATAAAGATAAAGATTTTGATCTTGCTAGAGATACTCTTATAAAACTTATTCATAAAAATGAATCAGTCTTAGATGAGCTAGTTCATTTAGCTAAAAATTCTGAACATCCTAGAACATATGAGGTAGTAGGGCAACTAGTTAAAACTCAGTCAGAGGTAGCAAAGGATTTGCTAGACATTCATAAGCAGAAAAAAGAAATAGAAAAAGAAACTATAAAAAATACCCTCAACCAGACTAATAATATTCTCTTTAACGGATCAACTACAGAACTAATGAAGTTGATAAACGGAAAGAATAATGACTCAAAATAATTCCTACAACGGAAACTCTCTGCTAAAACAAGTTGGATATCATCATGAGTATACCCATGAGCAGGTACAGGAGATAATGAAATGTAGAGATGATCCAATTTATTTTATAGAAAATTATTGCTATATTGTATCGCTGGACAAAGGTTTAATAAAATTTAAACTTTATGAGTGTCAAAAAGAAAAAGTAGATACTATTCTTAATAATAGAAAAGTTATATTAATGGAAGGCCGCCAGCAAGGAAAGACAATTACTTCGGCAGCATGTATTCTTCATTTTACTCTTTTTCAATTTAATAAGACAGTAGCTATTTTAGCAAATAAATCTTCTGCCGCGCGCGAGGTGCTTTATCGTTATCAAATAATGTATGAAAATCTGCCTCTTTGGATGCAGCAAGGTGTAAAGACTTGGAACAAAGGGGATGTAGAACTAGAGAATGGATCGAAGATATTTACTGCCGCCACCTCTACATCAGGTATTCGAGGAAAATCTGTTAACTGGCTTTATATTGATGAGGCTGCTATTGTACCAAACAACGTAGCCGAAGAATTTTTTACATCTACCTATCCTACTATTTCAGCTGGAGAAACAACAAAGATATTGCTTACCTCTACACCTTTAGGTTATAATCATTTTTGGAAGTTCTGGAATGATGCCACAGAAGGAAGAAATGGGTTTATATCTATGCATATTCCATACTGGAAAATTCCTGGTAGAGACTCTAAGTGGGCAGAAGAGCAGAGAGCACTTTTAGGAGAACTTAAATTTAACCAGGAAGTTTTGTGCAACTTTCTGGGGTCTTCTAATACGCTTATAGCAGCAGATTGTATATCAAAAATGTCGCCAGTTTCTTATGAATATACCAAAGATAATTTAGATATAATATTTTCACCAGTACCAGGTCATTCGTACTTTATGTCTGTAGACGTATCGCGTGGGGTTGGAGGGGACTATTCTGCCTTTACCGTTATAGATTGCACGGAGTACCCATTTAAAATAGTAGCCAAATATCGTAATAATAAAATTGCCCCGTTATTATTTCCAGACATTATCCACAAAGTCGCTAAAGATTATTTTAACGCATATGTATTAGTTGAAATAAACGATATCGGTCAACAGGTCGCCGATCTTCTTCATTCTGAGTTAGAGTATGAAAATATGATATGGGTAGGAAACGATTCAAGGTCTGGTCAGTATCTATCTGCAAGCGGAAAAAACAGCTCTTTAGGGCTTAGAACTACCAAACAAATAAAAAGAATTGGGTGTTCAACATTAAAATCTCTAGTAGAAAATTCAAAGCTTTTAATTTTTGATAAAGACCTAATTTCGGAATTTTCTACTTTTATTGAGCATAATGGGTCATTTGAAGCAGATGAGGGCTATCATGACGATTTAGTAATGACACTAGTTCTTTTTGCCTGGGCCTCTAATGATATATTATTTAAAGATTTAATGAACGCTGATAACAGAACGGCGTTATTTAGCAATCAAATTCAACAAATTGAAGATGAATTAACTCCGTTTGGCTTTGTAGAGAACGGACAACCTGAAGAAGAAAAAATGATTGTTGAAGGTGGAGACGTATGGTTAACAACCAAGTACGAAGAAGGGTATAAAAAATTCGCTCAAGAATCTGGTTGGTAACTCAATTTTTTAAAATTATAAATATAGAGTAAGTAGTTTTGTTATGAAACATAACATCATAAGGAGATTAAAATGGCATTTCAGCTCTCACCAGGAGTTCTAGTAACTGAAAAGGACCTAACATCGGTTGTCCCTTCAGTTGCAACGACAGCTGGCGGTTTTGCTGGCGCCTTCCAATGGGGACCTGTTGATCAGGTTGTCACTGTAGATTCAGAAAACGCGTTGGTGGAAAGATTCGGTAAGCCGAATGATAACACCTTTTCCGACTTTTTTACGGCTGCGAATTTTCTTTCTTACGGTAATAACCTTCAGCTTGTTCGCGTGGTGGATAAGTCAAAAGCTAAAAACGCTGTAGCTAACGCATCAAGTTCAGGAGTATTAATACTGAATGAAACTAATTACGCAGAAAATTATTCAGGAGGTCAGGGTAATGAGGGAGCATGGGCTGCAAAATATCCTGGCTCTTTAGGTAATTCATTAAAAGTTTCGTTATGTGATGCTAACACATTCAACAGTTGGCAATATAGATCTAGTTTCGATGATGCACCAAATACTTCGGCTTTTGCTGCATCGGTTGGAGGGGCAAATGACGAACTTCACGTTATTGTTATCGATGAAGATGGTCTTTGGACTGGTACAAAAGAGGCAGTTCTAGAAAGATTTTCTTTTGTATCTAAAGCTTCAGATGCTAAGAGATTTGATGGCTCTACAAACTATTATAGAGATGTAATTAATAGTTCCTCTAAGTATGTTTGGTGGATGGATCATACTGCAAACGTGGTTGGAGCGGGTACGGCTTGGGGTACACAGGCCGCTGGCGTAACGTTTGCAAATACCACAAGTGTATCTAATGTTTCTGTATCTCTAGCAAGTGGTGGTAACGCAGAGACACCTACCCAGGGCAATCTTCAGTCAGCTTTTGCTACATTTGCTAACGATGAATTATATGATGTCTCTTTAATCCCCTTGGGTAATGTTACCGCTACAACTGCCACGTATGTAATTAATAACGTAGCTGAAATTCGTAAAGACTGTATAGTGTTTGTATCTCCTGGAAGAGAAGCTGTTGTTAATAACGCTGGTGATGAAGCAAATGATGTAGTATCTTTCAGAAATTCATTACCTTCTTCTTCATATGGCGTTATGGATTCTGGATGGAAGTATCAATACGACCGGTATAACGATGTTTATAGATATGTTCCATTGAACGGGGACACAGCAGGAACAACGGTTAGAACTGACTTTGTTGCTGATCCTTGGTTCTCACCCGCTGGATTTAACCGCGGTCAGGTTAAAAACGTAGTTAAGTTGCCATTCTCTCCGAGTAAAACTGATCGGGACACACTCTATAAAAAAGGTGTTAATCCTATAGTAACCTTCCCTGGACAAGGTACCGTGCTGTTTGGAGATAAAACATTGCTGGCCAAACCTTCGGCATTTGATCGTATAAACGTTCGAAGACTGTTTATTGTTCTTGAGAAAGCAATTGCTACAGCTGCCAAGTTCCAGCTCTTCGAATTTAACGATGCGTTTACAAGAGCGCAATTTAGAAACTTAGTTGAACCTTTCTTAAGAGACGTTCAGGGTCGACGTGGTATTACAGACTACAAAGTAGTTTGTGATGAAACCAACAATACCGGTGAAGTTATTGATCGTAACGAATTTGTGGCTGATATTTTTATTAAGCCTGCTCGTTCGATTAACTTTATCCAGTTGAATTTCATAGCCACGCGTACCGGAATTTCTTTTGAAGAAGTTGGCGCATAAGGGAGAGAATAAATGACAACAGCATTTAATGTAGAGCGTTTTAAGTCAGCTCTTACCAATGGCGGCGCGCGCCCTAATCAGTTTGCAGTTCAACTTTCCTACCCAACGTACGTAGCTGATGCTGCAACCGCAGTTGCAAGATCACCATTTCTGGTTAGTGTTGCAGAATTGCCTGGATCTACAATTAATCCTGCTATCGTTCAGTATAGAGGTCGTGAGGTAAAGTTTGCTGGTGATCGTATCTTCGCACCATGGACAATTACCGCTATAAACGATTCTCAATTATCTATTAGAAATGCAATCGAGCAATGGATGGTTGGTATTGAAGGTTTGCAAACTAAAGTGGGAAGACTGAACTCAGCTGAATATCAACGCAACATTGATATTTTTCAATTAGATAGAAATGGGGTGGTTCTAAAGACTTATACCTTGCTGGATGCTTTTCCTGTTGATCTATCTCCGGTTGCATTAGATTTTGGTGCAAACGATCAGCTATCAACATTTACCTGCACCTGGCAGTATCAGTCCTTTGTAACATCTAGTTCACGAAGTGGAATTAGTCTAACGATTAATACTCCGTTTGGTGGCGTCACAGTCTAAATTGAAAGCAATTTGATATGGCTATAAACCTGTTTGGTTTTTCATTAAGTCGTGAGCAAAAACCGGAGTTAAAAAATCAGAATTACATAACTCCGGTTGCTGACGATGGGGCTACAACTGTATCCGCGGGGGGCTATTTTGGCACCTACGTGGATATGGATGCCTCGGCAAAATCTGAAAATGAATTAATAAAAAGATATCGAGAAATAGCTTCTTATCCTGATTGTGATAATGCTATTGAGGAAATTGTTTGTGATTCTATTTCTGCAATAGACTATGAACAACCGGTTTCGGTTAATTTAGACAAATTAGACCTTGGTGAAGCAATTAAAAGTACCATTAAAGAGGAATTTAATGAGATTTTGTCCTTATTAGACTTTAACGACAAAGCGCATGATATTTTTCGAAGATGGTATATTGATGGGCGATTATTTTATCAGAAGGTTGTTAATACTAGAAATCTTAAAGAAGGAATAGTTGAGCTTAGATATATAGATCCTCGTAAGATAAGAAAAGTAAGAGAAATAAAAAAAGAAAAACAGGATAATGGGGTAGAATTTACAAAATCTATTGAAGAATATTACATTTATAATGAAAAAGGGTTAAATTATACCCCGGGTATAATTCCCAATACACCCGCATCTAATACCGGCATAAAAATCATGCCTGACGCAATTGTGTTCTGTCATTCTGGTATTATAGATTTAGATAGAAATATTGTTACAGGTTACTTAAATAAGGCTATAAAGCCGGTTAATCAATTAAAAATGATGACCGATTCATTGGTAATATATCGCTTAAGCCGGGCTCCTGAAAGAAGAATATTTTATATAGACATAGGTAATTTGCCTAAACTTAAAGCCGAGCAGTATATGAAAGATATTATGACTCGGTACAAAAATAAAATTGTTTATGATTCTACAACCGGGGAAATAAAAGACGATCGCAAGTTTATGACTATGTTAGAAGACTTCTGGCTTCCAAGAAGAGAAGGTGGAAGAGGTACGGAAATTACTACTTTACCCGGTGGAGAAAATTTAGGACAAATTGCGGATATTGAATATTTTCAAAACAAAGTTTATCAAGCATTAAATGTTCCAACATCTAGATTCCAACAGTCCTCTGGTTTTAACTTTGGACGAGCTGCGGAAATAAATAGAGATGAATTAAAATTTGCAAAGTTTATTAGTAGATTACGTAAAAAATTTAATACCCTGTTCTTGGATCTTTTAAAATCCCAACTCTTACTTAAGAAAATTATTACCGAGCAAGACTGGGAACAAATGAAAGAATTAATACAAATACGCTATGCACAAGATCAATACTTTCAGGAAATTAAAGAGCTGGAAAATATGCGCAATAGGGTAGATATTCTTAATCAGGTCAACCCATATGTAGGTCTTTATTTTAGCAAAGAATACGTTCGTAAAAATGTATTACGTTTGTCAGAAGATGACGTAAAAAATATAGAAGAACAAAATAAAGAAGACCCGCTTGAAATAACTGCACAAGGTCAGTCCCCTGGTGCATTACAAGCAGCTGGATTAAGTAAAGAAGTTCAGCAATAACATTTTGGTATAAATACATAATAGTATAGGAGAAACAATGGAAAACGAAATTGATGCGATGATTGATAGTATTATTGCTGGGGAAAATACACAAGCTAAAGAGGTGTATGATTCGATTATTGGACAAAAAGTTACAGCTTCTTTAGACCAGAAAAAAATAGAATTAGCGCAACAAATTTATAATAATACCCTGTCAGATAAGGAAAATATTACCTCCTCTGAAGACAATATAGAAATAGAAACTCAAGAAGAACAACCTTATGACGAGCAACCACAAGAGGCGTAACTCTCCTATGCCAACCTCAGGTAGTGCGGATCCATTATCGGGGATGAGCATGTATCAAGAAGAAAAACCGTCTAAAGGGCTTCCCTTTGAGGGAGGAAAAAAGAAGATGACCCCGGTAACTGATAAATCGGGAGCCGTTCATTCCTCTTTTTCAAGAGCTAGACATTTAGCTAGAATGGCTTTAAAGAGTGCAGAAAAAAAATCTCAGAGTAAAGTAAATGAAACAAAATCCGCCCCTAAAGGGTTTCATTTTACTAAAGATGGAAAACTAAAAAGAGGGGACGCAGATGTCGATGGTCCTGGGGGTAATAAACTTAGATCAGATCCTTTAGATAAATTACGTAACAAAATTCCTGCGGTTAGTGAAGCAGTTAAAATGACCGATAAAGAAAAAATAGATGAACTGAAGAAGTCTACCCTTGCTTCTTACGTTATGAAAGCGGCTGATAGTGCAAAATCAAAAAAAGATGCCGCTGCTAATATGTACAGATTCACCAAACAGGTTACTTCCGCAATGAAAAAAAGTACCGAGGGTGATAAACGAATTGAAGGTATTAAAAGTGCTACTAAACGATTAGCAAATGTAGATGAAGCATATTCTCTTCCTTCTGCTAGTCAGAGTGATCACGATCACGTTAAAAAACAGTTAAGTTCGGTTTTAGGTGTTAGTAGTTCTGAAAATGAAAAAAGTTCTGTTCCAGCTGTACATAAAGCAATAAAAAAAGTATCTGGAATTAGCGATACGTCTACAAGAAAAATGTCTAAAGCAATTTTAAAATCACTAGTACAAAAACACAAAATTATCGTTGATAAAGAACACAGACAATTGCTCAACCAAGAAGCTGTAGCTGTAACAGCGCCAAGTGTAATGGCGCCAAAGAAAAGTGACGACCATCAAAATTTCTACAATTTTGTATCCGCTAAATTAAAAATGGGCAAGCCTATCTCTTCCAAAGAAAAAGATTTTGTTAGGGCATATAAACTTATGAAAAAAGTACAAGCTAATGAGGATTTGGATCAAATTGATGAACTTAAAAAATCAACATTAACAAATTATATTCGTCAATCTGCTCCTGATATAGCATTGAGAAGTACGGATAAAGCTGCAGCCGCTGCTAGATCATCTGTTGCTGGTATGTCTGGGGATGAGAAAAATAAAGAAAAAGCAGAGCAAGAACGTGCTGCTGCCCATAGAAGAATAGTTAATCGATCAGTAGGTATTATGAAAGCCGCTCGAAAAATAGGGGAAGAAAGTATGGGTGCTATTACTTTAAAATCTTTTAGACAACAGATGGCTGAAAAAACTCTTACACCTGCTGAAATGAAAAAACGCGAAGAAGTAGCTAAAGCTATTGAGCGGGAAAATCCTAAAATGCCTATGGGCATGAAAATGGCCATTGCAACTAAAACTGCCAAGCGCGTTGCAGAAGAAATGGATGATGAAGGTTCCATGGCAAGAGGACAATTAATGCAGATGGTTAGCCAAGCTTCAATGCTTGCAAGGATGATGAATGATGATCGTCAACTGGATGGGTGGGTTCAATCAAAATTAACTAAAGCCTCAGATTATCTTGACTCAGTTCATGACTACTTAATGCATAACCAACAAGACGTTGACAAAATGGATGAAGCACCGGAAGGTCAGCATTATTGCGCCAAGCACGTTTACTCCGAAATGTTTGGAGAAGGGGTAGTGCTGGAAGGTCAGCATGACGAACCAAATCAAAATGGTGAAATCGAATGGTATATGGTAGAGTTTAAAGATGGAATTCATAAAGTATATTCTGAAGATGTAGAAATTATGATTGCAGAATATCACGCTAATCATAGAAGAAAAAAACGTAATTCAGATTCTATGATGTAATAGATAGCGTACAACAAAGGACTAACTATGGCAGAAGTAACTATTCTTAAAAAGACACCTAGACAAGCGATTGTATCAGCTGTTGGAACAGGTACATTTTTTTGTAACCTCTCATCTCTTTTGTCGTCCGTTAAAGCTAATTCAGCACCCAACGGCTTGACTCTTCAAACTTTAGATGTCCCTAATGTTGAATTAACAATAACTGATATAATTTACTCTACCGGGGGACAAGCTTTAATTCAAAGAAATGGGTCTAACGTTTTTATTATTGGAGGGGCAGGAGATGGAGATATTGGATTTACAGAAAAAACGGGCTTTTCTTTAAATCAATCAGCTAACGCAAATATATCTATTACCCTAAGTGCCGCAAGCACCGTAATTCTTGGCTTAACCAAGGGCCCGGGCTTTAATGAACCAGATATACAACGGTTAGAGAACGGATTCAGACCATGAAGCTAATTACAGAAGTTATTCAAGATGTTAAGTATCTTACAGAAGCAACCGAAAACGGTAAAAAGAATGTTTATATTGAAGGTATTTTTATGCAAGCGGAAAAAGAAAACCGTAATGGCAGACTATACCCTATGAAAGTAATGGAAAAAGAAGTTAATAGATATCAAGATTTAATTAGAGAAAAAAGATCTCTAGGAGAGCTGGGTCATCCTGCTAACCCTACGGTTAATCTTGATAAAGTTTCCCACCTTATTACTGAATTAAAAATTGACGGTACAAACGTCTATGGAAAAGCAAAGATTCTTTCCACCCCAATGGGTAAGATTGCTGAAAGTTTAATTATGGAGGGCGCTGGTCTTGGTGTATCATCAAGAGGTCTTGGCTCTTTAAAAGAAAAAAACGGTGTTAATGAAGTTCAAGATGATTTTCATCTTGCTACTGTTGACATTGTTGCTGATCCTTCCGCTCCAGACGCTTTTGTACAAGGTATTATGGAAAATGCAGAATGGATATTGGAGAACGGTGTATGGAAATATGTTCATATTGAGCAAGCCAGAAACACCATTAAAAAAGCTTCAAAAAACAAATTAGCAGAAACAAAATTACAGGTTTTTGAAGCGTTTTTAAGGACTATCAAGTAGTAAATTTTTATAAATATAAACATTAAACAAACTCTTAGGAGACCAGGATGTCAGTCGAACAAAAAGTTAAAGAATTGCTTGATCGTGCAAACGGTGGGCAATTGACTGAAGAGTCTACAGAGAACCTAGCGGCAGGTAGTATAGCTGATGTAGGTGCTAAGGCTGCTGCGAACATGAAGAAAGACACTTCTAAGGCAGGTATGGCAGCTACAGCCGGTGACACTACTTCCCCCAAGCAAGGTTCATCACAAGACGCTTCGATTCAAAAACAAGACGAAGACGATGAAAATCAAGGCGCTAAAGCTGCTGCCGCGGTTTCAAAAGATAGCACACTTCCCACCTCCAAGGGTGACGCTAAGTCTGTAAAGACAGCAGCTATGGAAGAAACCATTGTGGAAGAAGATACAATGGACATTCAGTCTCAGTTAAATACTATCTTTGGTGAAGAGCTTTCGGAAGAGTTTAAAACAAAAGCATCTTCAATTTTTGAAGCTGTAGTTATTGCTCGTGTTAACAATGAGATGGAAAAAATTACTCAAAAATTAGAAGAGCAAAATTCTGCTCAGCTAGTAGAGTATAAAGAAACACTGGTTCAAAAAGTTGACAGCTATCTTAACTATGTTGTAGAACAGTGGATGGAAGAAAATCAGCTATCAATTGAATCCGGGCTAAGAACTGAAGTTGCAGAAGACTTTATCTCTGGAATGCAAAAACTGTTTAAAGAGCACTATATCGAAGTACCGGAAGAAAAATACGATGTAATGCAAGCTCTCGAAACTGACGCCCAAGAGTTGCAAAAAGAACTAGACGAAACTATTAATGAAGCTATTGAACTTAAAAAAGAACTTAACGATCTTAAGAAAAATAAAATTTTAGAAGAGCAGACCAAAGACTTAGCTGCTACAGAAATTGAAAAACTTAAGAAGCTAGTTGAAGGAATCGAATTTGATACAGAAGATTTGTTTAAAGAGAAGGTGGCCGTTATTAAAGAAAATTATTTTCCTAAAGCTGCTAAAACCTCTCCTGAGCAATCTTTAGTTCAAGAAACAGGTACAGGTCAATCTGTTGAAATTTCCCCTGCTATGTCGAGATACGTTCAGGCTTTATCCAAATCTGTAAAAAGATAAATAATCAATATTCCATAAAAAGGAGAAGGTAATGTTCCTATCAGAACAAGTTCAGGAAAAGTGGAAAGAAGTATTAAACCACGGTGATCTTCCTGAGATTAAAGACAACTACAGAAAACAAGTTACGGCTGTTCTTCTGGAGAATCAAGAAAAAGCTATTTCTGAAGAGCGTCAAATGCTCTCTGAGCTAGCTCCTACAAATAACATCGGTGCAGGAACGGCTGGTGTTTCTACGTACGATCCTATTCTTATTGGTCTAGTTCGTCGTGCAATGCCTAACCTAATGGCATATGATATTTGCGGTGTGCAGCCTATGACTGGACCTACAGGGTTGATCTTTGCAATGAGATCTCTCTATGGTAACGTTCGCACACCCGTATCGGCCACTACGGAAGCTTTGTATAACGAAGCTAATACAAGCTGGTCTTCGTCAAGCTTTAGCGGTAACTTGGCTTCTAACCTTAACGGTTCACACGTTGGTTCTAACCCTGTTTCGGGCACTTATACCACAGGTAAGGGTATGACCACCGCCCAGGGTGAAGCTCTTGGAGATGGTGCTACTAATGCATTTGGTGAAATGTCTTTCTCTATTGATAAGACAACCGTCACTGCTCGTACACGTGCACTGAAAGCTGAATATACCTTAGAATTGGCTCAGGACCTGAAAGCAATTCACGGTCTAGATGCTGAGTCCGAGCTTTCAAATATTCTTTCGCAAGAAATTATGTTTGAAATTAACCGTGAAGTTGTTCGTACAATTTACACCGTTGCCAAGCCCGGATCGCCCGCTACCGCTTCTGCTGGTACGTTTAACCTCGACATTGACTCAAACGGTCGTTGGTCTGTTGAGCGCTTTAAAGGTCTGCTCTTTAATATGGAGCGGGATGCTAACCACATTGGACAAGACACCCGTCGTGGTAAAGGCAACTTCATCGTTTGTTCGGCCGACGTTGCTTCTGCACTAGCAATGGCCGGTGTTCTGGACTATGCTCCTGCTCTATCTACGAACTTAAACGTTGATGACACTGGTAACACTTTTGCAGGTGTCCTAAATGGTCGTTTCCGTGTTTATGTTGATCCGTATTCGGCTAACCTAGGTTCGGCATCGCAGTTCTACGTTGTAGGTTATAAAGGCACATCACCATATGACGCAGGAATCTTCTACTGCCCATATGTTCCGCTCCAAATGGTTCGTGCTGTTGATCCTAACAGCTTCCAGCCTAAGATTGGCTTTAAGACCCGTTATGGAATGATTGCTAACCCATACGTAACGACATCTGCAGGTGGTAACGCTGACGCTGCAACATTTACAGCTGATCGTAACCAGTACTATCGCCGTACTGCAGTTATCAATCTTATGTAATTGAACCGACATAGATCGGTACTTAAGAGAGGGGCTTTTAGCCCCTCTTTTTTTGAATAAATACATAAAAGGAGTGGATTTTTATGGCGTATACAGCTAATATTAGTACGATTATTGAAGATGTCGGTACTATTGCTAATCCTTCAGTATATAATTATCTTAGACCTAATGCATTTAGGTTTGTAATTGATGACTTACCTAATGTTGCTTATACATGCCAGTCAGCAAATTTACCGGGTATAAATTTAGGTTTTGCAGTACTTACATCTCCGTTTTTGGATATTCCAAGAATTGGAGATAAAGTTAGTTTCGGGGATTTTACTATTAGATTTCTTATTTCAGAAGATTTAAGTAATTATATAGAGTTATACGAATGGTTAGTTGCACTTGGCTTTCCAAACAACTATAATGAATATAAAAATTTTACCGGGGAACGTTTAAATCGGTTTCCCTTTTATAAGAATAACGTAGGCGGTACAGAAGCATTGGCCTATTCGGATGCAACTTTAATGATATTAAATTCTTCCAACGTTGCTCAGTCGGCTATTAAATTTAAAGATTTGTTTCCAATTTCCTTAGAAGCTTTAGATTTTGACATAACCTCTTCTTCAGTAGACTATTTTGTAGGAATAGCTTCTTTTAAGTATACAACATTTACTATTGAAACGAGCGTGTAAGTATTTAATTTTTTTTTATATATTTTGGAGATATTATGCAGCAAAAACAGATACAGTTGAATATAGAAGAACTTCGTAAAAATAAACTGTTTATTGCAACCCCGTGTTATGGCGGTGCTTTAACTGAACCGTATTTTAGATCAGTAATTAAACTTATGACTTTCTTTAACGGTCATAAAATCCCTCTTGCGTTTGGAACTATTGCCAACGAATCCCTTGTTACACGAGCACGAAATGTTCTTCTCGCATACTTCCTTTCTTCAGACTATACCCATTTGTTATTCATTGATGCTGATATTGAATTTCAAGTAGATGATGTTTTAAAGTTATTTTATCACAACAAAGATGTAGCGGTTGGTGCATATCCTAAGAAAGGGGTAAATTGGAAGCATATTCAAGATGGAGTAAGAGCAGATACTAGTAAAGAATTCTCTGCGCAAGAAATTGGCGCTATGGGTTCCGACTACGCAATAAATTTTCAGTTTTTAGATAGAGAATCAAAAACTATTCAAATTGAAAATGGTATATTAAAGTTACACGACGCTGGTACAGGCTTTATGATGATTAAACGCGAAGCTATAATGAAACTAATCGAAGCATATCCAGATATTAAATACAATAACGACGTGCAAATCAATAATGAATCTTTAAAAGATAATTTCTATGCTCTTTTTGATACAATGATTGATCCTAAAGATCGCAGATATCTTTCAGAAGACTATACGTTCTGCCGACGGTGGCAAGAGATTGGAGGAGATATCTGGCTAGATCCTTCTATCTCTCTTAACCACTACGGTTCATTTTGCTTTCAAGGAAATCCTCAAGCAATTATCAATTTTAATCCCGGTCAAGCTGTCCCTCCTAAAGAAGACGAAAAATTTATTGACGTACCTATTCAAAAATTGTAATGAAATTAAGTGATCTGCAGTCGCAATGGGAAGAAGATTCACGTATTGATGAGCTTAATCTAGGTAAAGAATCAACACGTGTACCTACTCTTCATGCCAAATATCTAAACTTTCTAGGTAAATCCAAACTTGCCCTTCGAAAGGCAGAATCTGATTATTTCAACACCCGTCGCCTAAAATACAAATATTATAGGGGTGAAATGACGAGAGAAGAGTTGGAAGAAACCGGGTGGGTTCAATTTCAAGGTAATAAACCACTTAAAAATGAAATGGATGAGTTTTTACAATGCGATAAAGAGCTTATCGAGTTAGTAGATAAGGTAGAGTATTTTAAAACAGTTATATATACCTTGGAGCAGATTATTCGTTCTATTAATTCTAGAACGTGGGATATAAAGACCGCGGTAGAATGGCATAAGTTTACCAACGGTATGATGTAATGGCAGATATAACCTACAAAAAGAAAAATGAAGTTTATTTACATGTTCAGTGCGACCCTTCAATAGCACAAGAGCTTTCAGATCATTTTTCTTTTGAGGTACCAGGAGCAAAATTTCACCCCCTTTATCGAAATAAAATGTGGGATGGAAAAGTTAGACTTTTTTCCATGCTCACTAAAGAGATGTATGTAGGTTTGCAGAACTATCTTCTTCATTTTGCAGAAGTAAATAATTACACGGTCGATAGCAGTCAGTTTATTGAGACAGCAGATAGTGTGACATATTCCATTGTAGAGGAGTTTTGTCGCAATCTTAACCTAGCATCAAAGGGAGAACCGTTAGAGATACGAGATTACCAGATAGACGCAGTTTTGAGAGGTATACAAGACGGTCGTCGCTTGTTGCTTTCTCCAACAGGGTCAGGTAAATCCTTAATCATTTATTGCTTAATAAGGTGGCATGAACAGTTTGATAGAAAACAATTAATTCTTGTTCCTACTACCTCCCTTGTTGAACAAATGTATTCAGACTTTCAAGACTACTCCACCCTTAACGGTTGGAAAGCCTCTTATCACTGTTCTCGAATCTATTCTGGTTTCGACAAATCAAACGAAATGCCAGTAACTATTTCTACGTGGCAATCGGTGTACAATTTACCAAAACAATTCTTCAGTGATTTTAAAGTAGTTTATGGGGATGAGGCACACCTTTTTAAAGCAAAATCATTAACTTCTATCTTGCATAAAATGATAGGTACCCCTTATAGAATTGGTACTACCGGGACTTTGGACGGGACAAAAACTCATAAACTTGTCTTAGAAGGTCTTTTTGGTTTGGTTTATAAAGTGACCACAACCAGGCAATTAATGGACAATGAGCAATTGGCTAATCTTAAAATATATTGTATTGTTCTAAACCACCCCAATGAAATACGAAAGAATAACAAAGAAAACAAGTATCAGGAAGAAATGGACTTCCTGGTACAGTATGAACCTCGAAATCGTTTTATTCGAAATTTATCATTAAAACAAGAGGGAAACACACTAGTTTTATTTCAATTTGTTGAAAAACACGGTAAAATCTTGTATGAATTAATTAAAAATAAAGATGATTTTCGTAAAGTATTTTTTGTATATGGCGGTACGGACACACAACAAAGGGAAGACATTAGACATATAACAGAACAAGAAAGTAATGCTATAATTGTAGCTAGCTACGGTACGTTTTCTACCGGTATAAATATTAAAAACTTACATAATATTATATTTGCATCTCCTTCAAAATCAAGAATTCGTAATCTTCAATCTATAGGTAGAGGTTTAAGGAGAGGGGATAAAAAAGTAGCCTGCAATTTGTATGATATAGGCGATGATATGACCTGGAAAACGAGAAAGAACTATACACTAACACATATGATTGACCGTGTAAAAATATATAATGACGAGCAGTTCGACTATCAAATGATAAAGGTAGATCTATAAGTGGAATACTACAAGTATATTAAACTCTCCAACGGGGATGATATAATTGCTAAGACAGAGTTAGCATATGAAGATTATAGGGCTGAAAAATACATAAAGATTATTGACCCTGTATGCCTTGGTGTTACAAGAATTTCCTCAAATCAGGTTATAATGGAAACATATACAATGCAATCCTGGACGAAATTAGGAGTTTGTAACGTAATGCTACTTTCTTCTGATATGATTATAACAGTAGCAGATTTATTAGAAAGCGCGGTAAGTCATTACATTAGTTTTGTAGAAGATAGAGATAAAAAACCTATACAAGATGTAAGTGAAAAAAGTATAGAAGAAAAACTAAGTATGCTTTTGGAAAACATTGAAGATGGGGACGATTCACAATTAGAATTTGAAGAAAATGAACAATACAACACAACAACAAGAAGAATTATCCACTAAGACACCGGAAGAGCCATCTACTAAAACCGGCGCTCATTACGTAGATAATAAAAAATTCTATCAAGCTTTGGTAGAACATAAAACATTAGTAGATAAATCTATTGGACAAGGGTTACCCAAGCCGCGAGTAAGTAATTATCTTGGTGAATGCTTTTTAAAAATTGCAACCCATCTTTCGTATAAAGCTAATTTTATTAACTATACATACAAAGATGATATGATATCTGATGGTATTGAAAACTGTCTAACAGCTGTAGAAAAATTTGATCCTTCACGATCCTCAAACCCATTCGCGTACTATACTCAAATTATTTACTTTGCTTTTATTCGTCGCATACAAAAAGAAAAAAAGCAAACAGCCACAAAATATAAATTACTAGAAAATGTTGATATTGACCAACTTATAGCTCAATCAGAAGATAACGAAGAGTTTGCAAATCACTTAATAGAATTAATTCATAAACAAGCCGACACCATAGACCCTGATCGTAAAACAATTAAAACTACCAAAAAGAAAAAGAAAGATTTACCAGAAAAAGTTGATTTAGATACATAAATAGATTATTATATTATGAGCGTGTGAGTGTAGGTGCCCTTCCACCTGCTATCAAAATAACTAGGAGTTGTTATGTCAAAGATAAAAGTTGCTGAGCTTTTTTATTCTATTCAAGGTGAAGGCCGCTATATGGGCGTACCTTCTGTCTTCTTAAGAACCTTTGGATGTAACTTTACCTGTGGGGGTTTCGGTATGCCTCCTGGTGAAGTTAGTAAAGAAAGGGATCAAATTGCAGAAAACATTTCTAAATTTCAAAACTACAAAGAACTTCCTCTGGTATCTACCGGCTGTGATTCTTATGCTTCCTGGGATGTTCGTTTTAAGCATCTTAGCCCTGTTGTGGAAGTTGATGGTCTTGTTAAGTCAATTGTGGATTTACTTCCAAACAAAAAATGGGAAAGTGAGCACCTAGTAATTACAGGGGGTGAGCCGCTTCTTGGATGGCAGCGAGCTTACCCAGATTTACTAGAGAATGAATTAATGAGTGACTTAAAAGAGCTTACTTTTGAAACTAACGGTACCCAACCCATTTAAAAATCCTTTAGACACTTTCTTCTTGATTGGACTCTTAATCCAAAACGAGGTCGCCGAGGATATGATAAGCTTACCTTTTCAGTGTCAGCTAAATTACCCTGTAGTGGGGAAAAATGGGAAGAAGCTATTTGTCCAGAAGTAGTTTGTGAGTACGAAGATATTGGGTACACTTACCTTAAATTTGTTGTAGCAACAAAGCAGGATGTAGAAGATGCTATGAGGGCTATAAACGAATATAGAAAAGCTGGCTTTAAAGGCCCGGTTTACTTAATGCCAGTAGGAGGGGTTGAGTCAGTTTATAATTTAAATAACAAAACTGTAGCCTTGCTAGCAATGGAAAAAGGTCTACGTTACTCTGATCGTTTACAGGTCCCGTTATTTAAAAATGAGTGGGGAACATGATTGTATATTGGTCCCATCCAATTTTTCAATTTGAATCTCTTCCTCCTGATTTTGCAGTTTTTGATTTACAGGCTTTAACTAAAACTTGGAAACCGGGTCACATGACAACAGATATATTACGTTGCCCGGTTGCAATGCAGCAGTTAAAAAATGTTTACAGGTTGAAGTCGCCAATTGATTATGACTTAATATGGGAGGGGGACCGCATATCTTCTTCTGCTCTTGATCAAGAATTTTTTTCTAACAACATTATTTTAAGAGATTCTTCTAGAGGTGTTATTTCTTTTACATTAGCTCGCTATATGTTTTTTGCTGAAAAGCCAATTAATATGGAATTTAGAAACGCTTTTTATGCAAAAAATAGTTTTACAAATAATGCATCTATAATGGAAGGGCACTATAATATTGGTAATTGGTTTAGACCCTTGGACATTGGAATTATTTTTAATGAACAGAAAAAAAGAGTTAAGATTGAACGAGGCGATACTCTAGCATACGTTAAGTTTCATACCGATGAAAAAATAAAATTTAAAAAATTTTACTGCAACGAACGAATTATACACTATTATCAAGGCACAGTTGGAAGTAAAAAATATAATGTAGTTGGTAAATATAGCGTGTTAAAAAAGATGAATGCATTTTATAATATCTTTATAAAATCTCATTACAAAAATATTATTTTAAAAGAAATTAAATCTAACTTAATGGAGTAAACATGGCACTCACTAAAGCTAAATGTGATCCCGAGCTGGGGTATAAAATTGAAGAATATTTAAAATCTAAAGGGGTACATACTCCAACGGTTATTGATAAAGTATTAGTTAAAGATGAATCTAAAATTAAAAAAATAGAAAAACATTTTAGTGCTATTATGGATATTCTAGGTTTAGATCGCTCAGATGATTCGTTAGAAGAAACACCTAAGCGGGTGGCTAAGATGTTCGTTAATGAAATTTTCTGGGGTTTAAAACCCGATAATTTTCCTAAATGTACCGTAATAGATAATAAAATGAAGTATGACGAAATGGTTATTGAGAAAGATATTACAATGATGTCTAACTGTGAACATCACTTTGTAACTATTGATGGAAAAGCACATATTGCATACATCCCTAAAGGTAAGGTTCTAGGTCTTTCTAAACTTAATCGAATTGTTGAATATTTTGCCCGTCGACCGCAAGTACAAGAGCGGATTGCCGAGCAGGTCTATCATGCCCTTTCTTTTATTCTTGATACGGAAGATGTAGCAGTAGTAATTGAAGGTACCCATTACTGTGTAAAATCGAGAGGAGTAGAAGATCATTCTTCTTATACGGTAACAGCTAAGTTAGGGGGATGCTTTAGAAGTGAGCCAGAAACTAGAGCTGAATTTATGAATTTAATTAAAAGATGAACGATATACAAATATTTGATAACTTTATTACCTCTAAAGCAGCTAGCCGTTTAGAAAATACACTTCTTAATAACCCATATTTTCCATGGTACTACGTAAAAAATATAACGTCGGATTACAACGAACCATGCATTTTTAAAATAAAAGATCATGCACATAAACCTGCTTTAGGTTTTGGACATTCAATCTTTAATAAAAGAGATATTACTCATAGTAAATCATCCTACCATTACGTATTTGATTCTGTTTTAGATGCTATTGAAGAAAAAATAACTCCAATAGAAGAATTATTACGAATAAGATTGGGATTTAATTTACCTAATAATTCAGGTAGTGAAGAAATTAATCAACCTCACTTTGACTTTTTTGAACCACACTACACACTTTGTTATTATATAAACGAAACTGAAGGAGATACAGTACTGTATGATGAAATGTATAATGACAAGGTACAGAAAGATATGGATCTAGGTAATATGAGAGAAGTAAATATTGTAGAAAGAATTAAGCCTAAGAAAAATAGAGCGGTTATTTTTAGCGGGTTCAGACTTCATTCTAGCTCTACTAGTAGTAACAATATTAGAGTAGTAGCAACTATTAATTTTATATGACTTGGTATACTAATTCAGAAGGAAGGTATGGTATCAATGGTGCTAAAGGAGATCGAGGTGAGGCTATCGTTGAAGAATATTGTAAAACAAATAACCTGGATTTTGTAGATAAGAACGACTATAATAGTCAGGTAAAAGAAAAAATAGATTGTATTATTAATAATGTAAAAATAGATGTAAAGACTAATTATTTTAAAGGCTTTCTTGCCGTTGAGCTACATGTTAAAAAGAAAAACAAACCTGGTTGGATCTACACTACCGGTGCTGAAGAAATTTATGGGGTAGATGAACAGACAAAGTCCATCTATCGTTATAATGTAAAGGCTATGCTTGATTATGTTGAAAAAAATCAACACCGGGCAAAAATTACCAAAAAAGGCGATAAAGTTCTCTGGGTTTCGGTTGATAAAAATAATTTTATTGAGAAAATACAATGAAAATTTCACATGAGGTTCCTCTGTCCTTGTTGCATGATTCCCGTAAGTTTAATGACTACGATTATGCCCTTGTTCACTTATTTGAAGATATACCGGAGTATTATCAATTTTATGAAGACGCAGTAAAAGACGGTCGACATGTAATTTTAGATAACTCTATTTTTGAATTAGGTGAAGCATTTGACAGTAAAAAATATTTTTCTTGGATCTCTCGTCTTAAGCCTACCGAATATATTATCCCTGATGTTCTAGAAAACGCTATAGGAACTATGGATAATGCTTTAGACTGGAAAGAGAATTATTGGGAGCCGCTACACCAGGGTAGCAACCCTCTTACTCCTAATACAAAGTGTATAGGAGTTGTTCAGGGTAAGTCATATGAAGATTTAGTAAACTGCTATCAATATCTTGATACTGTTATTAATGTTGACAAGTTAGCTATTTCTTTTGATTACTCTTATTATTTAAAAATATGTCCTCATCCTAACAAGTGGATGGGATATACATTAGGACGTATACAAACTTTGACGAGGTTACAAGAAGATGGAATTATTAACAAAGATAAACCGCATCATTTACTGGGTTGTTCCTTGCCTATTGAATTTCTTTTCTACCGTGAAGGATTCGATTGGATTGATACTATTGACACTTCCAATCCTATCGTTCATGGTCTTCTTAATATTAATTATGAGCCTGGGGGCTTGGTTACTAAGCAGTCCATTAAGTTAGTAGATCTTTTAAAAATCATACCAGTTCAAATTCAACGGGAACGAATTGAGCATAACGTTAAATATTTTAAATCTTTTTGTAATGGTTCCAAATAATGAAATGGATTACATTTTTTAGTCAAACAGGCTCAGAAATAATTGATATATGTGAGCGTTTAAATGTAAAGCCTAGTTTAATTATTACTAACAATTTTGAAGATAAAATAAATTATAACCCTAAAATACGGCAGTTAGGTGTTCCAATAATAACGGCTAAACATAATTATTTAATGGATTACTTACGCCTTCAAACTATGTGGCAGCCAGAAGAAATAGTTTGCACTCTTCATGGTTACTTAAGAATTATACCTGAGGATGTTTGTAATAAGTTTACTATGTACAATGGTCATCCCGGTCTCATTAATACTTACCCGGAGTTAAAAGGCAAGGACCCTCAAATACGAGCCTGGAAAGGTAAGTACCATTTTGTTGGGTCAGTAGTACATAAGGTAACGCCGGGTGTTGATGAAGGAGAAATATTATTTGCCTATTCATCTCCCAATACAGCTACAACATTAGATGAAATGTATGGCCTTTTAAAAAGTACGTCATTAGAATCATGGTTGCATGTTGTGAAAGGTATAATAAAATGAGAATTGGTATCTGTGGAGCTCAATCTGTCGGTAAGACAACTCTACTTAACGCATTACGTTCAGAAAAATGGTTTAAAGAATATACAATCTGCAACGAAGTAACAAGGCGTGTACGGGACTATGGTTTGCGCATTAATGAGAATGGTGACAATGTTACCCAGCAACTTATTATGCAAGAACACATAGTAAACGTTTTTATGTACGATAACATGATTACTGATCGTACTGCGCTTGACGGAGTAGTGTATACAAAGTATTTAGTAGACAAGAAGAAAGTTTCAACCGATACACTTACATTTGCTTACAAAGTGTTTAATAAAGTAATGCCAAAATATGACTTGTTGTTTTATATCCCTCCGGAGTTTGAAATAGCAGACGACGGAGAACGAAGTACAGACGTAGAATTTCGAAATAGTATAGTTAAAATTTTTAATGAACATCTAGAAAAAATTAACTGTACATTGTTAAGAGGTTCGGTAAGAGAGCGAGTTGAAACAGTGGTCAAAGCTTATAAAGCGTTAGAAAATGTAAAAGAAATGGTGTGGGAAAGAGAGATGGATGATGGATGCTAATCAAAAAGAGCTAAATGAACTAGTATCAGTACACCTTGGAAGGGCAGGTGATGGCACTGTAGTTAAACCGTACGTAACACCGGATAAGGTAGATCCTTCACTGCTTGTAGCAGTACCCAGGCAGCTTAATCGAACTGCTTATGGTCTAGATGATAATAATTTACCTTTTGTAGGAAGAGATAGCTGGAATTCTTATGAATTCTCTACGCTACTTAAAAACGGCTATCCTATATCCGGGTGGCTTAAATTTGTATACGACTGTCACACACCAAATATTGTTGAATCTAAGTCGGTCAAGCTCTATCTTAACTCTTATAATATGGCTCGTTTGATTGACACGCATGATGAAATTTATAAGATAGAACAAATGATTGAGAACGACTTACAAAAAGCAACAGGAAGCAATAGTCCAGTTAAAGCGTGTTTGTTTATTGATCCCAAGGTTACGGAAAGGCCTTTTGCCGATGAATTTATTGCATTAGAGTTTTATTGTGATATAGAAAATATTTCTTTTGATCGATATAATGAGTCGGCTGATATCTTAAAAGTTGTTCCTACTTCAGGACAATATGCAGAGAGATGGCGCTCACACTCTCTTCGTTCAAACTGCCGGGTTACTAATCAGCCTGACTGGGGTGATGTGTACATCCATAAAAAAGGTAAAAAGGGGGTTACGGAAGAATCTCTACTGCAGTATATTGTCTCTATGAGAAAAGAAAATCACTTTCACGAAGAAATTTGTGAGTGTATTTACAAAAGACTTTGGGACCTACTCGAACCAGAAGAACTACTAGTAGGATGTCTCTACACCCGAAGAGG